CACTACTGGCTGCGGAGTCGGGCTGTTCATGTCCCTGATACGGTACAGGCGGAACACATCTCGCAACGCCAACGCCCGTTCTTGTGCGAACTGGATGCTGTTGAAAAAGAGCGTCTCTTTTCCCCATCCGCGAACCGGTTTGTAGCTCAGTTGGTCAATCGGCTTGCACCGGCCGTCCGTGTCGTATCCGACCGCCTCTAATCTCAGCCGTGCCTGATACCGATTGGGAGCCCCCAGAACCCGGATCGTTGCGGGAACCTCCGGCGGGTTGCTGCTCACCTGCTGCTCGACCAGATTGGCGTTCTCCGGCAGGGCTGCCCCGACTCCCTGCTGCCTGATGGCTACCGTGCTGTCGATCTGGAGCACGATGATCATCCCGAACGGCTCCAAGATGTTCGCCAACGCCTCCGCTGGATTCTCGGCCACCCATTCTGCTTCCGGCCTCGCGTTGTTCGGGATCTGCGATACATCCGCAGTCTCGCCCATCGCCTGTAGGCACAACGTCGCCAGTTGCTGGGGAGTTTTCTCGGTCGCGGTGATGATCAGGCCGTCGGCATCGCGCTGGTTATAGTGGCCGTAGATCTCGCCGAACTTCCATTTCCATCTCCGATCCATCAAAGAGAAGGAGACCAACGTGCCATTGCTCCCGCGGACCATCGAGGCCTGATCCGCTCGGCATCCTGGGATTGTCAGCGTCGTATTCCCGTGCACGAACACCACATCCCCCACGGCCGCGATCTGCTGCGTCTGGGGAATGATCTCCATCTGCACGACAGAGGGGGTGATCCCCGCCGTGAGGGTGTACGTTGCCGACAGGACGTTCTGCACGCCCGGGTATGTGGCGTAGGAGTGATTCACGAAACGCTACCGAAAGTGAGTCGCTTGTTCTGGGGGATCTGCAACAGCACGCCCTGAAGATCGGTCCGGTTCAGGTCCAACCCGTTCGTAAAAGTGACTGTGCCCGCCGGATCTCTGAACACCGCTCCCGCGAACAGATCGCAGTTAGTGATGGTCCGCGATCTGGCATCCGCTCGAAAATCGAGTTCACCGCTTGCCAGCACCAACGTCGTGAGTGTGCCGGTCGATTGGTAGGAGCAATACCCACCGTTGATCGTGACAGTCACCGCCACGCCAGACAGGTGATACCAGCTTCCCCCGGTCTGCGTCGACGTGGTGACCGCACACGAGGTATAGAGCACGCTCCCGGTCTGCGTGAGAGTCGTCAGGGTCACACCCGATCCAATGCGGACACTGGCATCAGACTGTTGATTGTTGACGAACCCGATCCGGCAAGTCATTACCGCAGAAGTCTCGCTCGCGAAGAACGCGATGCCGACCGACCCCCTGTTGATCGTCGCGGTGTTGCTGACGTGCGTCCCCTTCCACAAAATCGCAGGGGTGCCGAGGATCTCTGGCGTGCCGCTGTTGAGCACCACGAGGTTACACTGGCCGCTGCCCGAATCGATCTTGATCCGGGGGGAGCCCGGGCCGTCCCCACTCCCAATCGTCAGCGCTTGCGTTACAGAATCCGCAGACGTGCCGAGGGCCAGGTACTTATCCCGGTACTCTGCGTAGGGATACCCCGCGTCGTCTTGGTTGGTGTCCGGAAGTCCGATCCTCCCCGTGTATCCCTGCGTGATCGTGATCGACGCGGGAGACACTGCCGACTGCGCCAGCCCATAGAGGATATCGACGTTGCCCGCATCGATGACGATATCGTCCGAGTCGACCGGCACACTCCCGCCGCTCCAGTTCGCCGCCGTTGTGAAATGGTTCGGACCGCTGGCGGAAATCGTCGTGGCCGTGCTGACGGTGCCCGAGGTAGACGACTTGGCTACCGTGATCGTGTAGGGTTTGCCCTTCGTTTTGCCAACGAGAACAACGGTTGATCCGCTCGCCGCTGGCACAGTCTCGCCCGCGACGAACTCGCGGAACTCCCCGATATTTGGCCCCCGCTCGGTGACACTGTACGCCGCGCCCAATGCGGTCGACGTGCTCCCGAGGGCCGCAGCAAGCTCGGTCGCGATCTGCGTTGTGGTGACCGTTGTCCCAATCGTCAGCACAATAGAACGGCCGTTACAGGTGACTGTCAGCGTATCCGCCGCCACCCATGTGCCGCCAATCGTGATCGTTTCTTTTTGGGCCACGGGCAATGCCCCGCCCTGCCATCGTCGTGTAGCCATGCGTTATCCCGGCGGTCGACCGCTCAGAGGTGAAGGGGATTCGAATTCGTAGGCCCATTGTACGGAATACATCTGATTGCCGTACTGGCCGAGTCGCGTTGGACTTTGGTAGGTCACCCGCCGCCGGTCTCGATGCTCTGCCAAGGGGAACGCCGGATTGGGGACGCTCGGCCATGTCGCCACGCCGACCGCTGTGCCCTGCTGCTGGCAGGTGTAGGAAGTCTGCTGGCGAACGAGTTGCTCGATCGGTGGCCCGTACAGAGTCGGGATCACAACCTTCTGCTGCCCCCCTCCGCCGAATGTGTACGACTCCGTGTAGGACAGGATGCCCAGATCGACGTTGTATTCGGCCTCTGCTGTGATCTGGTACGTCCGGTATGTCGTGTACTCGCTGCCGTCGCCGGTGGGGTATGACAGATCGAGGATACGCACACCCTGCCGACTGCCCGTGTTGTACATCGAGTGCCGAACCGATGTCCCGTCGCTGGAGTAGAGCACCAGATCGCGACCATCGACGCCATACGCTGCCTCTAGAGCAACGATCGCGGTCCTCAGATTGGCCTCTGTACTGGCCTGTAGGATGCCACGGATTGACCAGTTGGCGACGTAGCCAGACCGCGCCCCGACCTCGTTGAACGTCGATCTCTGAGAGATGACCAGCGTCACCTCGTTGTCCGCGTGGGTGTAGGTGCCGTATTTCAGGATCATAGCGCCCCCACCCCCACCGCTCGAAGTGCTCTGACCTCATTCGCCTGTGCGTTGAGTTGTGACCGCAGCTTGTTGATCGTGATGTTCTCCATCTCGCGGACCAATGGGGCCAGCCGTTCCTCCAATGCGTCGGCTATCTTCGACGGATCGAGGTCGATGTTGATCGTCTGCTTGATCTCAGCCGACACCTTGGCCTCAGCCGCCGCGATCTTTTGGTCGAGCCCGAGAATCTTGACGATCTCCGCGAATCCCGCAGCGTCTGCCCCGGCCTTGGCTTGCTCTGCGATGATCCCCCGAAACGCCACGTTTCCCCGGGCGAACTTGAGTTCTTCTGCCGACAGTTGCCCCACGCCACCGGCTGCGATTCGTTGGGCGATGTCCCGCGTCGCCTGTTTCTCGCGAACATCCATCAACCCGAACTCTTCGCGGGCCGCGTCAATCCGTCGGCGTTGTTCGTCGATGAGTTCACGCTCGGCTTTGGTCCGCTCCAGTAGGATGCCGTTGAGTGTCCGCTCTGTCTCAAGCCGCTTGGTTTGCAGATCCTCGAACGTCTTTTCCCGCTGGAGTGGCCCCGGCTTCTTCGCCCGCTCTTGATCGGCCGCGATGCCCTGCATCTGCTCGAACATGAATCCGCCGCCCGGAATCGATCCGAACGCCGCCTTGAGCATCGCCCGAGTCTGCGGATTCTGGTCACCGATCAGCCCGCCGACCTCGCCGAGGAACTCCCGCCCCGGGCCGGCGAAACGGTTCTCAACAAACTTCCCCTCGCGGATCTCCTTGACGCCTTCCGTCAGGCCAGACAGGATGATCCGGGGGGCATTGAGTGCGGTGATCGTTGCCGATGTGATCATCATCAGCTTGTTATCGCCGCCCGAGAGGAAGCCCGGGCCACCCCCCTTGGCCTGTGCCTTGGCTGCCTCTCGCACGCCCTTCTCGACGCCTTGCCCCACCTCGCGGGCGATGGCCTCTACCTCGATCGGCTTGCGGTCTGGGCCAGGTAGGGCAAGCTGGCCACCCCGGCCACCGCCCCCACCCATTCCTCCGCCAACGATCAGCCCACCACCGCCACCCCCAGACGCTCCCCGGCGGAACGCATTCCACGCAGCAGAGACGCGGCGGATCATCTCCAGATACGCCGCCTCTAATCGCCGCACATCGGTGATCTGATCATTGATCAGGTTCCGGTGTTCGGTGCGCAGGCGGGCATACGATAGGATCTGTGCGGTCTCGGCAAACTTGACGACAGCCAGCCCGGTTTCCGCCGCTTTGCGGGAGTCCGCCGCCGACTGGAACATCATCTTGACGTTGACGACAACGTCGGTCTCCACTGGCATTACTTGCGCCCCCCCATGAGTGCCCCGAGGGGGCCAGCAATCGTATAGGCTTGCTGCGTCTCGGCTGCGTCGACTGCCTGCCGGATGATTGCCGCGTTCCGTCTCACGATAGGATCGTCAGGGAACTGCCCCACAGCCCGGCACTGGGAATAGTGCTCATAGGCCAGCCAGTTCGCTTCTGTGAGGCTGCGGGGGGCCTCCGGCGTTCCCTTGGGGCAGCCATTGGATCGGAGTCGACACGGTGCCCGCGTGCCTTTCGGCCGTGGCACCGGCTTCCCCTGCCGCTCCAATCGCTCCCCGGTTTTTTCGTCGTACACGAACGCCTCACAGTCGGCACAGTCGCGGTAGGCTACTTCGGGGTGCAGGATCAGCAGCCGCACCCCTTCAGCTAGTTTTTTGTGGCGTCTCCGGTGTCTTTCTCGGGCTCGGTGTTGCCCGACACAACGCCCCACAACTTTGGGGGCAGTGACGGAACCAGAGACGCAATTGATGCAGCCGACACAGGCACGGTCTGCCCGTCTGGTCCGCTCACAGTCCACGAGACGATCTTCTTTGACAGGATCTCATCGACGATTGCCATCCACCCAGCATCGTCGATCCCCTTGGTTCTCGCCGTGTACTCGATCACATCAGATCGGATCATCGGCCGATAGACAAGATGGATATCATCCCACTCGGCAGAGGCAGGGATGGTCGTCTCGCGAGTGTAGCCGTCGGGTATGAAGGGGCTTGGCATTATGCTGTAGAGTCAGAGGTAATGGACAGTTCTTTAGTCGATCCGCTGCTCTTGGCAATGCCGTTCATCTCCAAGAGGATCTCGCCTGGGCCACCGACAACAGGCGACGAATCGGCCACCGCAAGAGCGCCGATCGTGAAAGTGATCGACCGGCCGCCGTTGGTCAAGACGAAGGTGGCACCGCTCGCCCCGCTGGAGTTGATGCCGTAAAGATCCACCTCGTCTGAGGTATACGGGACGGTCATCGAGACAGTAACCACCCGGCCCTGCGTGTGAATGTCGGTCGCAGTGTTGCTGTTGGAGAAGCGGGCATTCAGTTGGTTATCAATCGAGAGTTCCCAGCGTGTGACCACGCGGGCCGATCCCTCGACAGTGCAGACCGCATCCGACCAGATGTAGGGCGGATCGGTTGGGGCTGTGATCGTCGGGAACGCCGTTGCGGAGACGGTTTCGCTCTTGCCGGTGATCTCCAGATCCAACTCAAGAGCACCGCCAGCCGTCGCCCGGAATGTCGCTCTTGCCACCTTGCAGCCGGCATAGACAAACCGCTTCGCCACCCGCTCGATCAGCACGTCAAACTCTGGCAGCGTCTCGGCCACGGCGAACAGATCGGCCACCTCCGCAGACCCCATGATCCGGGGGAGGAGAAGATCCAGCATCGCGGGCGTTGCGTGGAATGCGATGGTCCCGTTGATCCTCACGGTGCCGTCTCGAGTCCTCTCGATCGGCATGGAGCGAGTCCCCCGGATGCCAGAGGTCTCGACGATCTCGCGGGCCGCTCTCAGCCCCTCCGTGCGAAACTCGTATGCCTCCGTGTAGCTCCCGACCGCTGTCCCGGCCGCAGCCATCGACAGGCGGGACTGGTGCCCCATTGATGCGTCAGCCACGTTTGATCCTCTCTCCCATTCGGCGGGCCACGGCCTCGCCTAGGACTGTGCCAACCCTGTCTGCTGTTGTCTGATCCACACCCACATGGGGCCGCGCCGGCATCCGCCTTGTCCCTTTCTGATGCCAGTGGGCATAGGGAACCGACGTTCCGAACCGCAGCCACGTTTTGCCCGTCTGCCAGATTGTATCCTGTGTGCCGTCAATCGTCGTCAGGCTCTCGAACATCGGGCCTTTGTCGACGAGGATTGATGTGTGCCCCTTGCGGCTCGCCGTCGAGAACGCAATCGGAGCCCACGCCTGCCCGTTGGGGCCGCGTTGCTCCAAATACATCGCCCGCTCGAAGTCTTGCAGGACGGTGATCGCTTCGTCGAGTGCTTCGGTGTAATCCTGCTCTTCGGCCTGTTCAGCCGCCTGAAAGACGACCTCAAGCACGGTCTCCAGATCGTCCATTACGTCCGGCCCTCCCGATTGCTGATCCGCAGGGTAAACCCCGAGACGAACAGATCCCGCTGGAATGCCGCATTGTCGACGATTGCCAGGGGGGTCAACGACATGTTGTATCCCCGCGTCGCGTCCAACCGCTGATTGGAGAATGCCTTGCGGATCGTCTCCCGCCACGACAGCCGTTGATCCAAGCCCATCACCTGCCGATCGGTAGGCTGCTCTGCGTCGATCTTGAGACTGGCGACGATGGCCACGATCACAGGGTAGACGATGTCGTCTCGGACGTTGCTTGAGGCCGTGATGGTCTCCGCCCCAAACGGGCCGATGACAACCGCCGGCATCCTGGCAGCCGGCATCCGGGCGATCTCCACGGCAGGAGACTGGCAGATAACGATGTTCGCTCGCGGCACCCCCGGCAGATTCAACGCCTGCACCTGCTCCAGCACCGTGTTTAAGATCGTCGTGAGTTCGGCAGGCAAGCTACACCTGCTTTCGGGTCAGGACAATCCACCGCGCATCCAGCGATGCGAGGGACGTACTCAGCACACGCCACCGCTCGCCCGTCGAGTCTGTGACAATGTCGTCCACCTGCACCCCCCGGGCTCCCGGCTGCGTGGCGTTGAGCGAAAAGGATCTCTCGTCGCCCGTAATGTCGATCCCCGCCATCGCCGCCCGCCTCCGATCGACAGGACCGGAGACAGCGTTATCCACGGTCACCGACGTTGCACCGTCCGGCCGGATCTGCCGCAGTGTCACCACCTCGCCGCCGTCGAAGATCGTGTAGTCCCCGGAGATGTTCAGCGTCATGTCGTGGCCTCGCCCAACTCCTCAAATGGACCGGTGGCCGCCGAGAGAAGCGTATTCAGTTGGGCAATCTGCCCGAGGATCGCCGTCCGATAGCCGTTCCAATCCACGTTCTGGCCGTCGATGTTGTAGCTCGGCTTCGGATTGGCCGACTCGGTGGCGAGTGCCGCGAGTAGGTTGCTACGGATCGTCGCGATCTGGTCGGCGTCGCTCGGCACTACAGCACCTGCACGGACGGGGGAGCCTCAATCTCCAATTGCTTCGCCGCGAGAGTCCGACCACCCCGCCCGCCAGCACTGTTGAACGCCCGCACGGCATCCTCCAGCGTGTCGGCCTGCACCTCGAACCAATCCCCGCCAACCCGTGGCCGCAATCGCCACCCGGTCATCAGCCGCGTCTGGACAGGAGCCACGCTCTCCACGCTCTCCACCGCCTCCACACTCTCGGGGGCCGTCGCATCAGATTTCGCCTTCGCCATTCGCACACCTCAGAAAGAAAAAACCCACGCCGGTTTTGGGCCGACGTGGGCAGAGTCAATCGGCCTGATCGTCAGCCGGTTTAGGCAGTACACTTCACCATGTATCGCGGGTCCATCGTCGCGTAGGCACCGCGCTCGCTGGCCTTAAACTGCATGACGATGTCGGAGTTGAATTCGGCATCGTTGTTGGCGGGGGCCTGAACCACCGTCAGAGGCCAGTTCTCCATGTAGCGGAAGGCCTTGGTCAAGTCGCCGAGATACCAGGTGGTATCGGTGGCCATCCGGCTCGCAAGGAAGTTGGTCGAAACGATCGTGTAGCCCTGAATCGGGTTACCGGTCTTCGTCTCCGTCGGGTTGCCGGTGGTGGCATATCCCGGGGTGGTCACGGTGATTTCCGTGGCACTGACGATCCGCCTCGCCGTGTACAGATTCTGCCGAGTCACAATCAAGTGCTTCGGCTGAATCATGATCGGCAGGCCGGTTTCTGGATCGAGCATCCCAGAAAACAACCGTTCGGCGTTGTCTACATCAGTCCAATCCACCAACGCATTCGACGCCTCCAGATTGTCCCAATTGTGGGTGCCGGAGTTGTCGCCGTAGGTGGCGATTGTGTTGTCCCTGTAGCGGTAGCGATGATCGGTCGTGTTCTCGTCGACGATGCAATCAATCGCCCGAAGTTCCTTGCTGGTGGCGAGTGACTCGCCGACCTCGCGACACCGATCCTCCAGGACGCCGGTCCGATCGAAGAAAATCGCCTCCTTCGTCACGCCGACGATCAGCCCCCGCTTGGTCGTGACAGGGGTGTCGATGTAGGTCTGACTGACACCGGCCCGGGGATAGG